CAGCAAAACTACCAGCGTAGCGGTCATTGGTCGGGCGGGGGTGCTTGGTTCCTCTCGAGGAACGTTTCAAGTACTCCCGTGATCGAGGTGAATACCGGTTTAATCCGGGGTACACTTCGAATGGGCTCCAACCTCACAGGGGTCGTTGGCTTGCAAAAGCCTGGGACCCCTACGGATGGTTAACTCGACGCGCTAGGCACAACTGCCATCGCGCGTACTGAGCCAACCAATCCAGCCTTCGACATGAGCGTCGCTTTAGGCGAACTCATGCGCGAAGGAATCCCCAAAGCACCCGGTTTTGCGGAGATGGAGAAGGTTCGGGCAGCGAAAGCTGCCGGTTCCAACTACCTCAACGTTGAATTCGGGTGGCTCCCCTTGGTGAGGTCGATCAACGACTTTGCGAATGTCGTGGACAACCATGACAAGATTATCCGGAAGTACCAAGAAGGTGCGAACCGGACGATCAAGAGGAGTTACCGCTGGCCCGAAGAGACTGCATATGCCTACAACCCTACAGGGTTCGGGTCTGTGCCGTCCAACGGGAATTTCACTGGGGGTGGCCGATACGAGTCCACATCCAAGAGGATGTGGTTCGAGGTGGATTATGTTTACCACCTACCGATCGGGAACACGATGAACGATAAAGTTCGTCGGTTCGGATCTTACGCCCGTAAGTTACTGGGTATTGATCTCTCACCTGAGGTTCTTTGGAACCTCGCCCCGTGGAGCTGGGCCGCCGATTGGGTGGCTAACACTGGCGATATTATGCACAATGTCAGTGCACTCGGTACCGACGGCTTGGTGATCAGGAATGGCTACATCATGTGCCATATCACGCGTCATACGATAGACCACGGCCGTTTTAACGGCCAAGGCGCATCTGAAACGCGATACACGATCGACGAGACGAAAGTTCGTCGTCCTGCTACACCATACGGATTCGGCCTGTCGTGGAGCGGTTTAACTGCTCGTCAACAGGCTGTCGTCCTTGCCCTTGGCATGTCCAGGTGGTAAGGAAACAGCGTGGTTGGAAGATTATGTCCTTCCTCGCTGCCGTGGTTCTAGGGGAATTGATAACCCTAGGATTTTTCAAACACGGACTGGGATATACCCAGTTCCCTCAACACAGGAGATGCCTTATGTTCTCAGATCCTCAGAGTGTTACGATCAACGCGGTGGCAAATTCGCTGCCGCGTATTTCTTCGGGTACCCTCGCGGGCGCCTTTCAGAAGGATGACGGATTGGTCAAGCTGTCTGTGTCCCACCAGGTGGGCAAGCGCAGCCGTCACTTCATTCGTCTCGATCACTCCAAGATCGCCGCTGACCCCCTGCTTGCAGGGATCAACGTCAAGGCTTCGGCCTCGTGCTGGATGGTCGTGGACGTCCCGGAAACGGGATACTCCTTGACCGAACAGAAGCAGATCGTGGATGCCTTTACGGCGTACCTGACTGCTTCATCCGGCGCGAACGTGACTAAGCTCCTCGGAAACGAGAGCTGACATCACGTATTGAGAACATTTGGCTATGGAATGCCCGTCCCCTGAGAGGGGGTAGACATGAAAAGCCTGATGTCTCTGTGGAGAGTGTTGGCAGCGGAAGCTGCCGACAGATGTCACACAAGTACTGTCCGCGACTTAAAAACTGTCGCGGACCGGGTCGATGCGGAGGGTGAAAGTTTTCTAACAATCACTCTCCCCACTTTTGGCAAGAGTCTCGAAAGAGCGCTCGAGCTAGGTGGTTTTGACGACGCCTCGTTTCCCAATTTCGGGCGACGAGGAGGATACCCTGAATTTCTCCAAGGATTCCTTCGTCAGATATTCGACCCATGTGGTGCACTGCTCGACGAACCCAACGTGGATTGCATCCGCGTCGTGCGTCAGTTAACGCTGGCGTTCGGCAAGATCGAGCGACCCGCAACAACAAAGCGGGAAGCTCGCGCCATGCGCAAGTTCGTCGAGACAGAGGTTGAGATTGGCAGTTTGGATCCGATCAGCTACGAGGAGTTTCTTCCCCATTACCTCAAGGCTGCCACACTGCTGTGGGCTGATGTGTTTGCACATGTCGAGAATTCATACCTCGACACGCATCAGATTCTGCGTGATTGGGACAGCAAGGACCCTCAAATAAAGGTGGGTCCCGTCCGAAAGGCGCCAAAAACGCCTGCTGTCCTACCAAGCCCGAGCGATGTTCAGCTCGAGTTTATCGCAGACCCAGGGCGATTTACGCGGAGTGATTCCAACCCTTTCGAGGGCGGTCTAACTCTCGCGGAACCGTCGGAACCGAAGCATCTGTTCCGTTCTGAGCAAGCCTTCTGCGACTGTTTCTATGTCGCCGGGCAAGCCCAGACCCTGGTCCCCAGGCACGGGCCTGGTGCCACCGCCGACCGGCTTTCGGGAAACCGGAAGTTTGATGTTGACGAGTGGCCTCTCAGGTTGGAGAGTGCGTTTCCTTACGGAGATTACGCTCTCCCTAGCTGGCGTTTTCACGACCAGCTGGACCGTGTCCAATTTCACGAGCCTGGTTCGGAACGACCTGTAAAGGTCACTTCCGTTCCTAAGACGCCCAAGACACCTAGGATTATCGCCATTGAGCCGACTGGCATGCAATACTGTCAGCAGGCCCTGGCGCATGGATTCGTCCATGCACTGGAGCACTGGTCCGAAGTCACCGCTGGACGCGGTGGTAAGGATTCTGCTCTCGGGCGATTTTTCATCGGATTCGAGAAACAAGAGCCAAATCGGCTTCTTGCTCGAAAGGGCAGCCTCGATGGCAGCCTCGCGACGCTCGATCTGAGCGAAGCATCCGACCGTGTCTTGAACCAGCATGTACTGCTCCTGTTTTCCAGATTCCCTCGGTTATCCGAGGCTATCCAGGCGACAAGGAGTACGAAGGCTGATGTGCTTGGCCACGGGGTTATCCCCTTAACCAAGTTCGCGTCTATGGGCTCTGCGCTCTGCTTTCCTGTGGAGGCGATGGTTTTCACTACCATTGTTTTCGCCGCGATCGCCAAAGAGCGTCGTGTTCCACTGAACCGGGAGCTAGTTCTTAGCCTCCGGGGCAAAGTACGCGTCTACGGGGACGATATCATTGTCCCCGCGGAAAGTGTTGGTCCGGTGATTCAGGCACTCGAAGCTTTTGGGCTTCTTGTGAATTCTGACAAGTCTTTCTGGAATGGCAAATTCCGTGAGTCTTGTGGAGGAGATTACTACGACGGAGAATGGGTTACCCCCGTTCGCGTAAGAAAAGATCTCCCTCAATCACTGGCTGACGTCGAGCAAGTCGTCAGTTTGGTCGCTCTTCGCAACAATCTGTATTGGACAGGTTGGTGGAAGAGTGCCAAGCAACTCGATGATTGGTTAATGATCCTCCTGAAGGGTCGTTGGCCTGTTGTCGCAGTGACGGCGTCCGCGTTGGGACGTGAGTCCGTTTTGCCTTACCAGGCGGAATGGGTTCACTCTCACTTGCACACCCCACAAGTTCGTGGGGCGATTGTGAGTTCTGTAACACCGGTTTCCAAAGCCAGTGGCACAGGATCGCTGATCAAGTTTCTGATCAAGCGCGGTGAAGAACCGTCGCAAGATCCGAAGCACCTTGAACGTCAGGGACGTCCGAAGCTACGTCGCATCAAACTTCGGGGTGTCCGT